TATCCTCGATGTCGGGTGCGGTTTCGGCGGTGACCTTCAAAAATGGCACAAGTGCGGTGCCAACATTAACATGTGCGACCCAGAGCCTGAAGCTCTCGCAGAGGCGAAATCGAGGGCTAAAAACATGCGAATGCGGGTAAACTTTTATGAAGGTGACATACATAATTGCCCTAAACGAAAATTTGACGTCGTGTGTTTTAACTTTTCGTTACACTACATTTTTGCCACGAGAGATTTATTTTTTAGCTCCATACACGAAATAAAAAAGAGAATGAAACTCGGAGGTCGACTCATAGGTATCATACCAGATTCTGAAAAGATCATTTTCAAAACACCTTTACAAGATGACATGGGTAACTTTTTCAAGCTCAAAGAACATGGAAATGGAGGGTTTGGTGAAAAATTGTTCGTACACCTGACGGATACACCTTACTACGCAGAAGGTCCTAAATCTGAACCGGTGGCATATAAAGATCTATTGGTGACGCACCTGGAAGAGCTTGGTTTTAGATTACAATTGTGGGAGGGTCTCACTGGAAATCCAATCTCAGAATTGTATAGTAAATTTATCTTTGTGTATAATAAATGATAGTATTCCTGTTGTTACTCATCATTAACTTTTTCATATTTCATACGACGAAAGAACCGTATGAACTCGTAGAGGTAAAGGGGAAGTATCAGCGTCTCAGGGAACATCTTTCCGATACAAACAACGAAAAATTCAAGGTACTCTCCAGACCCATCCCCATCACGGGTGTTAAAAGGATGCGAAATTCAGTAGGATACAACGTCAATAAAGGTTCGGAGATTGCCGTCTGCCTCGATGGTACCGCGAACGAAATATTCCACGTACTCATTCATGAACTCGCGCACTCGACCGTGAGTGATTATTCGCATTCTGAAGAGTTTTGGCAAAATTACAACGAACTCAGAGACATCTGCATTCACCTAGGAATATACACCTTGATTCCAGATAAGACGGAGTTTTGTGGTCAACACATCCAGGATAAATAATCTCGTGCTATTGTAAATGAAAACACCCGTCAACGTACTCGTGTGGGCGATCATCTACTGGGCTCTCATATTCATCGTCACGCGTGTACCCGCGTACACAAAAAACTATTACGCAAACCTCATCTTCCTGACGATCGTCATTCCTAATCTGATTCGGTTCATGATGAGTTCCCAGCGTGCGCCACAGTTACACGTCGACCGTAACTTCTTCTTTACGTCGAGTGTCATGGCGGCAGTACTCACGTACATCATAAGTAAATACTGGAGAGACACAGCCGATGCGCTCAGGGATCCGCAAGCGGAAGCGAAGAAGAGACTTCAGTTAAGTACCTTATTGATTTTAACTTTCGCCGCTGGTGCGTTAATAACGTACTACACTGGGATAGACAATTCTATTTACAGTAATATGGGCTGGCAAACGGGAGCGGTTACGGCTTAACGACGTAATCCTTTACGAGATAAAACACTATCGCGGCGACCACACCGGTGGAAGCTAAACCGACAACACTTCTACCCCCTTGTTCGTTAAGGAATTTGGGGATAGAAGTCGCGAGCTTATCTTGGATAGGCTTACTCACAGCAATAGCGGCGCATACACCAGCGAGGAGAGCAGTGACTTGCTCATCAGTGAGGTTAAGAGGATACTTCTTCGCAGGAGGCTCCTTGGTTTGAGTTGGGGCGGCGTACATACCCTGAGGCTGAGCGGCGGCCATCTGCATGCTCTGCATCTTAGGTTCTTCGGTCATCATGGGAGGTTCCATCATCATGATATCGTTTATGGGAGTAGAATCCATCGTAGTCTCTTTACTTTGACTCACATTTTTTTCAGGTTTAAAAGACGTGGTAGGATTATCTCTTAGGGAGACCATACCCTCGCCATCATCTGAAAGATTTAAAGTGTCTGGGGTCATTTAGTATAGTCGCATGTTTTTGAATAATTAATGCGACGCGATCATTTTTTCTTTATGACGTTTATAGCCGTTTTCCTGGGAGCTTTCTTCGCGTCCTGATTTTTCTGTTCCGCGTGTTTGGGGTTATACATCTTCTTGTGCATCGTCCACAACTGAGGACTCCCAACTCTAAAGTTTTTACGAAGAGATGCTTTGTACCAAAACACACAATCCTGAATCTTGTTAGACTTGACCGTATTGTCTAACACGAGGCACTCGTAGTTCTCCGTACACGCATCCATCACCTTACAGAACATGTCAAAGGTTGGAAAAATACCAAAAAATGCCTTGTATAACTTCTCCCTGTTTTGTATGATATTTTCCCTGAGTATAAACACGTAATCCACGTTAGCACGTAGTGCTGGGGGTAGATCCATCACGTACTGCATGGTCAACATGAAGAAGATTTTCCAATGTCTTCCATTCATAAAGCACTGACGTATACATGTATCTTTAAGGAACTTGGAGTCATACATACAGTCGTCTAGAAGCATAAAGGCTCCGCAATTTGAATTACCCGCTCCAACGAGCCGCCTCTGTCTTTCCATGACACGCTCTATCGCTTCTCTGTCGTAGTCACCGTAAATGAATAAATCGGGAATGAAATTTGAATAAAAGTGATTACCTTCTTCTGTACCACTGAGGACTATACCCGCTGGTAAATGCTTTTTATGAAACATGATATCCTTTACCAGAGTACTCTTACCAGTATTACGTTTCCCGATGAACACACAAACCCGGTCATCACTGATCGTCTCGGGTTTGAACTTCTTCAATTGAAGATTCATTCTAGTATAGCGTTTCGTTTTATTTACCAAAATTTTACTCATATACAGTAGGAATGGCTGGTCGATTAAGACTCGCTACCACCGGAGTCCAAGATCAATGGCTAACAGGTGCCCCACAATTTTCACATTTCCTGATGAATTTTAAAAAACATACGAAGTTTGCCATAGACTACGTAGAGAGTCAATTCGATGGAAAAATAGACTTTGGACAGATTCTCGAATGTCGCATTCCTAACGATAAGGGTGATCTCATTCGAAACATGACTCTTAAAGTCTCACTCACAGATCCTATTCCAGACAGTGTAGGTGTAAACGACACCGTTTGGTCGCCCTCGATCATCACACATCTCATAGAATACGCGGAACTCTTAATAGGTGGTCAAACAATTCAGCGAATCACAGGGGAATACATTTACATGCATCAGCAGTTACATAACACGAACGACGACATAGAACAGACGTTGTATTTCCTGAACGGACACGGTAATATTTTGAGTTATCAAGGTGAATACACGTATTTCCTGGATCTTCCGTTTTATTTTTATAGAAATCCAACCCTGGCTATTCCAACCTGTGCTCTCACGAAACAACTCGTAGAGGTTCGCATCAAGACGAGACCCCTCGCTGAACTCATTTATGGAGGTAAAGGTTTGTATGGACCTACGTACGAGAACGATATAGGTGGAAGTATCACCAAGTTTTCACTCGACACTGAATTCGTATACGTTGAAGTGGAAGAAAGTAGCTTTTTACAGTCTAATCCACTGGATTATGTCATCACACAAGTTCAGATGTCACAATTTAAAATGAAACCCGACGAGACGGAAAAAGCTGTCATGTTAAAGTTCTCGCATCCGGTGAAAGAACTCTTTTTCGTATCGCAATCAGACGAATCAGTACAGAACAATTACCCGAATGAATACAACACGATAACTAATGTAGAACTCAGGTTCAACAATGAGGTTGTCTTTAACAGAAATGAAAAGTTCTTGGTATACGAACAAAGTATGAAACATCACGTAAATGTTCCGTTAGCGAGTCAATACAACATAGGAACGCCATTCGGTAACTCCGCGTACACCTTCGGACCAGCTAAATTTGGTATGTATTCGTTTTCGTTAAAGCCCGAAGTACATTACCCAACCGGGCAAGTTAACATGAGTCGCATAGCACATAAACTCTTGAAAATCAAGATTAATCCCTTGAATAGTTCATTATCTAATAACACACGAGTATACGCAGTAAATTATAACGTTTTACGAGTACAGAGTGGTTTAGCGGGATTAAAATTTTAGCTAGATATAATAGGAATGGCTGGTCAAATTCAGTTAACGTCGACCGGACCCCAAGAAAAGTATTTCACTTTAAACCCAGACTACACGCACTTTCTAGAAAAATTTAAGAAACATTCAAATTTTTCGAGGCAGTACGTCGACGTAGACCCAGAAGATGAACCAAACTTTGGGAGAAAAGTGCGGTTCAAGATTCCAAATAACGAGGGAGATCTCCTACAGACGATCTCTCTCAGATGTATTCTTCCACAGTTAGAAGATAACATCATATACATAGAATCAGCCGGTCACGCTCTCATAGAGTACGTTGATCTAATCATAGGTGGTAGAGTGATTGAGCGACTCACGAGTGATGCCTTACAAATTTATTCAGAACAATGTGTTACTCAGACGAAGCAAAAAGCACTCGAGCAACTCGTCGGTAAATACCCACTTCGAACGACGTTTAAACGGGTTTCGGAAGTGGATGGTAACTCTAAGGGTATCATAACACATAACACACTCGGTTTGAGTTCGGATGAAGAATTTTTCATTGATCTTCCGTTTTACTTTTACAAACACCCAGAACTCGCTTTACCTATCTGTGCCATGAAAAAACAGGAAGTAGAGATTGAATTTAAGCTGCGAAATGTGGAGGATATGGTAATAGACGGTGCTTTTGGAAACTACAGGACGACGAGTAACGAAAATATACGCGACGCGATGAATAGAATTAAACCAAAGATTAAGGAGTTTGTCTTGTGTAACGAAGTCGTCTTCTTAGATGCCATAGAACGCATAGAACTCGAAAATACATCGAGAGACTATTTAATCACACAAAAACAACAGAATGTTTTTGACGTCGGTGTCAATACGAACACAGGGACGTTTACTCTAGATTTTATAAACCCAGTGAAAGAACTTCATTTCATCATCCAGCGTCAGGGGAGCAACGTAAATGCCGTGGACGCGACGACCCAGGGGAACTTCGTAACGCCATTCGATTACGACAACACGTCTGATGTAGAAAATGGAAAGCTGATACTCTACGAGAATTTAGACCATCTCACTCTAAGACTTGACGGCGAAGATATCATAACAAAAGACACTGGAAGTGTCTTATTTTTGAAAGCCGTCCAGGGTGGAATTCACCATTCGAAAACACAACTCATCAGGCGTTTTTATTCGTACAGTTTCGCGTTACAACCTGAAGAATGGTATCCAACGGGTCAGATTAATTTCAGTCTAGTGAAAGAGCAAATTTTACACCTAAGTTTGACGTCGTGTCCCGATTTTTCAAGACAGATTCGAGTCTACGCGACTGCTTATAACGTTTTACGTATTTGCGGGGGAAAAGCTGAAACTCTTTTTAATTATAAATATTAGATATAATGAGGACTGGTTTCGACAACTCGGAAGAAACTGCAAACAGACAGGCTGAAGACTACATGAAGGCTATGGTGAACATAGTCATGCCTGTTCTCGAGCAAAGTGTGGTGCTCGCAGCTCAATACGCGAAGGCTTGTGGAAGAGATGTTGTTCTTTCAGAAGACGTGGAATACGCATCCAAGTTTTGTGCTATGCATAAGGTCGGTCAGGTGACGGGAAGTATATTCCCAGACGTGTACGATGAAGAGGAGTCGGATGAGGAAGAAATTCAGACTGTTCCCGAGAGTGATTTACCACCTTTCACGAGGTACTCTGGAAACAATCCTCTGTACATTCAGGTTAATCAGGCGTACGACTCGTGGGATGCGTGGACTCCGCGTAATCCTGCTGAGAACATCTTAAAAAACGCTATTAATAAGAATGACGGTATGGGAGCCTGATGGATGGAATTTTTCTGATGTGAAACTCAAACCCTATGGATATGACAATGATTCTAATGATACTTCGAGTACAGATTCTTCCGACGACGAGCAAATTTTCGCGAAATCTAAAATTCTCAGGAAAAAAAGATACACAAAAATAGAAAAAGAAGAGTTACTTCCAGAGTAAAATATTTTCCTAGACTATAGTATAAAACTCACAATGAAGGCCGCTCTCAAGACCGTCAATCTTGTCACCCAGGAGCTCGAGACTCAGTCTCTTAACGCGATCGTCGCGGGTTTCTCTTTCGCCGCTGCCATGTCCTGGATGGATGTCGTCCGCTGGGTCATCAGCCAGGTCATCAAGGTACCCAAGAACGGTGGTGCTCAGTACGCGCTTACCGCTATCCTCACCACTCTCCTCTCGATCGTGGTATACATGCTCATCTCCGGTGTTTCTACTCGTGTCTCCAAGCCCGCTCAGCCCGTCTACGCGGTCTCCCGCTAAACTCTTTTATTCATAAATGAAATGAGTAGTATACCCAGGAAAACTATTAGTCCTATATAAACTAAAACTTCCCATTTATAAGAATTCTTCAAAGCTTTAGGAATACTTATGACTGGCTTTTCAGCCTTGGGTGCGGCTTCGTCTATTTTGACTTTTGGTAGCCCTTCCAATTTATCTGTCGAACACGTTACTTCAAATTTCAAAACGTGATCTTGATTCATAAAATCATACGGAATAAGACGTCCATGGCTCATATAGAAAAACTCTATTTTCAATTCTTGAATAAACTTCTGTGGACCCGAATGAAACTCGTGTGTAACGGAATCGTCTGAACCACTCACGTTTATGAAATCTGTGCCATCAAGAAGTATGTGCCCGGTATAAAAGGGTGTAGATGTGTATACACTTTGATTAAACTCGTCAGAACCCGCAGTCACCTTCATAACAAGTGAATTAGGACCTTTAAGATTAATAGCACCCGCCGTGAGTGTGTTGTTAGCAGATGTCTGATCGTTCGAATTAAAACCCATAACTTGGTGTGGTGTTGTCAGTGAAGACGAAGTGCTCGTGTATCCATTCGTACCGGTGCGAAACTCTAAAGTAAAATTATAATCTCCGGGTGTTGTGTTTGAGAATGTCAATTGATTTGTCGCGGTATCGAAATCTACCCTGTCTATGTTAGTTATAGGTGGTTGTAAATACGTGTCCAAGTCTGATGCAAAATGTGTACCTGAAGTATAGTTTGTTTTATCTAATGTGATATCAACGCCATCTACGCTAAATACCCTGTTCGTGGTACATGTCGTGAGTTGAGGCGTGGGAATACGAGCCGATACCAATTTAAGTCTGGTGACGTCATAAATTGGATTTTCTAAAAGGATAGTGTAGCTGTTAGGATTTGGGTATACGTTTGCCTGTCGCTGACTACTATCGATAGTAAGGGTGTGAACCTTCATTAAAATATAGGCACAATATTTTAATGATTGTTTTTGTCTATCCTAAATAGTTCTTTTACTGAGAAAGACTATGAGCTAAAGGGTTATTCTGAAGCTGCGTCTTGGCAATATCGAGACGCCTGGAATATGGATTTTCGTTACCCTTGTAAGCGTTAAATTGATTATAATCGTTGAGTTTATAGTTTTGAGTCCATCCACCGTTCGCGGCATTCATGCGTCCATCTATGCGAGTCGTATCGGATCGAACGGTTGTAAGTTTACCACCTTGTTTCAATGCAGATTCTCTTACATTCATACGTCCAGGGTTTCCCATTCTATTTGGTTTACCACGGCGATCCTCGGGTCTAAAACCATACTTCATGAGTTCATCATTGGTACGAGAAGCAACCTGAGCGGCAGCACTGGTCGCGTATCCACCGACGAAGTTAGAAATACCTGGGGCTGGCTGGTTGTTATACATGTACTGTTCGTCGTTACGATCCGTCTTAAACCGAGTGGGATTCTGTGCGACAGTCTGTGCGGGAACAAAACGCCTCGCCGCGTTAAATCCAAGACCATCTGTACGCAAACCAGTCTCGGAACGATTGGTGGTTCTCTTTGTCCTCTCATGTTCATTGCGAGGAACGACACCCGACATTCCTTGGGCGCGGCCGGGTAAAGTGGGTAAACGAGAGGGAAGATGAGCGGTAGTTTCGGGTTTGTTATGTGTTAATTGACCGACAACAGCTGAGCGACCACCAGTGGTATCATGCGCGGGACCAGTGCGTCCTGGGAGTGTGGTGAGTCTGTACTCACCTACGTTAACAGGATTCACACGGAAGGTTTGTTGGAAACCACCGACGGCTGGAACGTGAGCGCCTACACCGAGACCGGGACCAACGAGCTGTTTTTCGATGGGAGAAAGATTGTTCATACGACCCTGGTCATACATACGATTCCTCATATCCAGTACTTCCTGTCCTCCGCTACGTTGCTGCCTGGATATATCAGCGAAACTCGCCATTTCTTTCTTCTGTTGGTAATCCACGCCGGATACGAAATCATTCTCCTTAAATTCAATAATTTGGGGCGGAGACGGATTTTCCGGAGAAGATTCGATGACACTGTAAGTCTCTGGTTTCTTACTGAGAGATCGTCCGGCAAATACGAGTCCGGCCACAGCCATGAGTGATACGGGATCAGCCATTCTTACTTCTTGTTAACATTTTTATTAACGTATCTTTGTTGGAAAAGACCATTCTGAAGTTCGGCACGTGTGCTCGTTGGTTCATAGCTCATGGTGCGAAGAGGAACTTTACATTCCATGTTGGTGAGAGGGAATAGGTTGCGCTCATAGGTTGGAACGATAACCTTGTTGAAGCGAGTAGTCGCTTGGGGACGAAGTTCATCGGAAGTATCAATAAATTGCGCTGGAGAACCCTTACCCGCTTTATATGGAGCTGTACCATAGAGCATAGTGTTAGGGCGGCAGCCACCGCAGTTCAGATTACTGGGCTGAGGATAAACAAACACCTCTTCAGTCGCAGTTACACTGGGTAAAGCGCCGGTGTTTTGAACGATAGAAAGGCCAGGTTGAAGCTGATACGCCATTTATTATTACACGAGAATTTAATCTAACTATAGGTTCCACCACCACCTCGGACTCGACCACCACCCCTCGGTCCTCGAATATCACCGTCACCACCTAAACCCGCAAACGCCTCCAACTGAACACCGCGCGCGTCGGGGTTGCAATATCTAGAATCACTCTTGCACATGGGTCCATTTTTGGGACCGTATAACCACTCGGCAAATTGTGTTTGATCTCCTGGAATTGTAGTAACGGGGTTAGTAACAAACTGACGCTCTATAGACTTACGTTGGTACTTGGGAATGGGAGAACGAGACCTTCCCGAATCGTATGGAACACCCTGTACCGCATAGTCGTTGGGATGAGAATAATAACACGCTTCTAAACGGTTTGGCGCATCTGTGTAATCGGTTATGAGTACGTTACCCATGGGATTCGTGGAAGATGGCGCCTGACAGGTGTTACTAAAACTCTTTGTGTGCTTGAAAGTTTCTTTTATCATATTTGACTTATAAAGAACGAAAATAACAGCTAAAACGGTGACACCTAAAACGTATATACGAGGATCGCGTCGAATGAGAAACACGATGGTCGCGACATAAATGATAAACCGAGAAGCTGCGTTGATTCTATCTTCTGGTGATTGTTCACTCGTTGGCCAAAACTCGGCAATCTTACTCTTTCTGATGAGTTGCCTAGGGTCGTCGAACCAAGCTTTCATTTAGTATATAATAGGTTTATTTTTTGGGAAGACCACCGAGCATACCACCGAGCATCTTCATGAGCGCATCCTGATCTATCTCCCCGTCACCTTTCTCAATCTTATCGGCACAATCCTTCGCGAGACTCTCGATCATGGTTAGAGTCTCTTGTGGAATTGAAATGATGGTCGTGCCGAGCATGTAAAGTGTCTGAAGATACTGCCAGGTAGCATCTTTCGTGTTGGGTGTCATCTTACCCCAGTAGGACTGTGCGTCGAGCTCCTTGAGAAACTCGATATTTTCAATCTCTTTTAAGAAGAAATTCTCATCCTTGTTTGAAAGCTGTTCGGCGAATGGAGAAACACCGTTCATGAATCCATCTACCACGAGGCGTGGATTAGTGGATTTCAGCACATCAAAGGTGGTTAACATCTTCTTGATGCCTTTTTCATCTGGAAAAGTCTTGTGCAATTCCACAAGAAATTGACCCATCATGTCGTTAAACGCGGAAACGGATGCCATTTTCTTATTAAACTATACGTGTAATCTTTAAGTTTAGAAAGGGTCTGTGGATATAGACTCCTTTTTACCTAAACCATTAGAAACTATAAAAAATACCAGTATCGCATTAAGCGTGGCTGGTTTGGTATATTTATTCAACTCCAACTTACCCTCATTATTGAGGTGTGCCTTGAGATGAATGTACGCGGCGGTGATCAAACCCGCAATAAGTGCGGCACTGATCGGATCACGTAAATGTTCTGACAGCGACTCCATTTAATTATAACCAAGTTTTTTTGTACGCCTCTCTGGTGCGTCCCCAAATAAAACATCATCTTCCTCCTGGTGCGTCTGTGGTTCGGATTCGGGTCTCAAAATTGGCTCGGGCTCGGGCTCGGGCTCGGGCTCGGGAGGTGCTTGAACTCCTGGAACAGTCTTAAATTCATTGTCTAAACCGTAACGCTCTTCTTCTGGGGGTTCCACTTCTTGTATGGGTTCTTCTTCTGGTACCGGCTCCTCGTCCATGTTCATGTTCATGGGAGGCTCATCGAGAACATCGGGGTCATCGGTATCTTCGACACCCCCATCCAGATCTATATCCCTGGAATCTTGAGACATGTACGTCTGTAGAATCTGCTGAACGGGAATAAGCTCTTTTACGGTATTCTCGATTGCGGTACAGAAACGCGCGGTCAAGTTTTCGTCACGAGCGTATTCACTCGTCTCGTCGTGAAAAATGTACGGATCTTTATACAGATCTTTTGCACAGTTGTTATAACACGTCTGAATAAAGACTTCGTTGGTTGGAAGCTTCAATGAAATCTTCTTATTATCCGCCTTGAGTCTGACAGCGGAAAGAATCTTCGTACAGGCAACAAACACAGCTGCTAAGAGGTCGTTAAACCACGCACAACGATCTGCGATGTTATCACTGTGCGTCTTAGACATAGCGTTCGACCAGTTAGGAACTTCCTTGAGTAGGTTTTGGAACATGATGAGAACCTTCCTACCCTTAGACATTTTAACAGCTTCTTTGTACATATCATCAAAAACTTGAATCATAGGTGGACACATGATGAGACATAACTGACCGAGGTATTCTTTCTTAGCCTCAACGAGTACATTCAGATTATCCATTTATGATTAAGAGGTTTTTTAAAATGATAACTTCCTACGCACTTCTCCTGTACTTATTCGCAACCTTCTTAAGGTTCATGAGATTAGGAAATTCCACGTCATCGATTGTTTCTTTTTCTTTTTTCTTTTTTGGTCTCGACCACGAGACGTAGAGATCGTAGTTACTCAACATTCGTACGGTAAATCCTCCATTTTCAAATTGTCGAGCTACGTATCGACAGGCTGCGGATCTATCGAATACTGGGTAACCTATCAGAAACAAAGGAATGGTCAGAAACACCTGTTTATGACCCATCTCCACGGACTGTTTAATCTTAGATGAAAACTGTTCGTATATTTTCATATAGATTTCTTTTTTGATCTGTCGCTTCTTCTCATCAATTTTTATGATGTCATTGATGTTGATCATTACATTTACTTCAAATTATTTTTAGCCTTTTCAAACTCACTCTTGGTTGGAACGGCGGCTTCTTTGACGAGTTCGTACTTTACAAACTCTTTACCGGGAGCTCCCTCTGTAAACGCCTTAACATTACTGGGCTGTCTCGAACCGAGAGGCTGCGTTCGGAGAGAAACTAACTTTGTCGTCTTACCCTTGACCTCGAAAGACGCTACAACCGAAAAGCCGTATGAAAATCCACCCTTCTTCATAACCATGAAAACACAATCGAAGATGTTGTTGTCACTTCCAGAATATTTCTTAATCTTCGCAGTCTCTATGATGTACGTCGGTGTACCCAAACGTCTAGAAATCTCATCATTAGCTGCGAGGGCGAACGCTTCAATCTCATCGTGTGTGACGTTCGCTTCAACTTCACTGTATCCAGAAAGATTTGGTCTGGGGTCATTGAATCGTACGTAGTCTACGGGTTTGTTGTATCCTGATAGACCGAAAACCTCTACGAATGTCTCGCGCCTGGTTATGAGTATAACCAGAGCGACGAGCATAAAAATTATGTATAACTTCATCTTTACTATAGTGCGTTAATTTTTTTTTACAAAATACCATATAGATATTAGATGTCGCTACTCATATACAGTCCGAGGTGCAAACATTCTATGGATATTGTAGAATACGTCAACAGTCACGTTCAGTTAAAACAACTCGTACATTTCCATAACGTAAACACACAGGGTATACCCAAAAACTTTCAAACTAAGATCACTCGCGTCCCCACCATGCTCACAAAGAATGGAAAAATTCTTGTGGGCGGAGAGATCCGGAACTGGTTAGATTCTCTCTTACCGAAGAAGGAAATAGAACACGGAGGTTTTGGGGGTGCTTGTAGTATGACTTGTATCGATGGCGAAGAACGAGATCCGGGTATGTTTTACTTGGATAACTACGGACAGTCGTTACAACCCGCTATGACGAAAGAACTCGAAGAGAAAATAAGTCGCGACGTGACCAAGGGTATGGCATATACGGAGTTAAAGATGTAATGCGTTTTATTTTCAGTTATGAAATTGGTTTCTATACAAGCTTCCGCCTTTAAGTCTACGTTTGAAGTACTTAAGGACATTCTCAATGATGTAAACATCTATTTCAAACCACAGGGTATGTATATCGTCACGTTAGATACCGCGAGAACCTCTCTCATCGACATGTTTCTCGCAGCCGATAACTTTGAAGAATACGAATGCGATCAAGATGAGATCATAGCCGGTATCAATATTTCAAACACGTTTAAACTTTTAAAGACGATCACAAACAATGATGTTCTTCAAATTGAAATTAATTCAAAGGAGTACATGGACATCAAGATTACGAGTGAATCTAAAAAGACGAGTTCCAAATTTCAACTTAAACTTTTAGATATTAACGAGAGTCGAATAGAAGTTCCTGATATAAAAATGTCTACGGTCACGACTCTCCCTTCCTCCGACTTTCAGAGGTTATGCCGAGATATGTATAACCTCGGATCCGAAATTGAAATTACACGCGACGGGAAAGAGTTGAAACTTAGATGCGACGGAGATTTCGCAAATCAAGAGACGTCCATCGAGTGCCTTGAAGAGAGTCCTCTTATCACAGGACTCTACAGTCTAAAGTACTTGAATATCTTTACAAAGGCGACGAGTATGTGTGCGTCTGTGCAAATTATACAAGAAACGGGTAATAGATTCTTAATTCTAAAATACAATGTCGCAAATTTGGGAGAACTTAAATTTTACCTAGCTACTAAGGTATCTGAAGATCAGTTGTAAATCCAGTAAGAGTTGATATAACCTTTTTCATTCCCAATGTATTCCTGAGTACAATCTTAGGAATATGTTGTTCTAGATACTCACGATCGTAATATAAAAAGTGTTCGAGCGCAACTTTTTCTCCATGAAAATCACCCCTTTCTCCACTGTACCGTTTCACCTTTTCAGTAATGTCTTTTACTGGTTTGTCATCGGCATCAACCAACCAAGCACTACTAAAAGGGATACTAAAATGCATAGCTTCACTTTCGTTTACACCCGGTTTAAAGTTAATATCGTAGGAAATTGATGAATACAGTTTACCATTATAGTAATATTTTACACGGAGTATTAATAGTTCAACATTTTGTGGAATGAATGTATGTCTGAAATCCTTATCTGTGACATCGACGAAATATTCAGTCAAAATACCGTCTCGCCAGTCTTTACTTTCCTCTTCCCAAAATGGGTCTTCGGTGCGGAATTTGACATCTGGATTGATTTTATATTCCAGTTCTTCTGAAACTATGTAGTAGTCTGGATACGTAGTTAAGCGCTTGAAAAAATATATAAGACTACTTAAAAGTTTAAGAAGCATTTCACTATAAAGAATGGAAGGCAATTTTTTAAGCAGGTATAACAACAAATTAGAACAATGGATGAGTCTAATGGAAACCGATCCAGACAATAAAAGTATATACGAGGCTGAAATGTCTGACTACCTGATTAAATGTCGTCCATATATGAACCTGTATACCGATGACAATGAAGAAAAGACAAACACGGACAACGTGTTTAATGTAAAAGAAACTGTCGGACTTCAGAGAAAAGATATTTTTACAGACTATCTCATAGACGTTGAAAAACAAAACATACAGCGACCGCAACAAAAAATGGTAGAGCAGTGCCCCAATTGTCCTGAAAGTAACCTTCTTCATTTTCATGATACCAGTGATCTCGTATGCGACGAATGTGGTGTAGTAGTGGCGTCTCTCATTAGTGAAGAGTTGACGTACAGAGAAGAACAAGAGACATCAGAAAAAATCGTAAATTACTCATACAAACGAGAGAACCACTTTAATGAATGGTTGTCTCAGTTTCAAGCACAAGAAACGACGACTATACCACCGGAAGTGATGGATCAACTACGGGGAGAGTTGAAAAAAATGAAAATCAAAAAGGTGGAAGATATAACACACGCAAAGGTCAGGAGTTTACTCAAAAAATTGAGACTAAACAAATATTACGAACACGTACCATTCATTACCAACATTCTCAGTGGTATTAAACCACCGAAGATGCCTCAAGAACTCGAGGAAACCCTGCGTATCATGTTTAAGGATATTCAAAAACCTTTCGATGAAAACTGTCCCGCGGAGAGAAAAAACTTTTTAAGTTATTCGTATGTACTATATAAATTCTGTGAACTTTTAGGAGAAGATGAATACCTCCAATATTTTCCTTTATTGAAATCGAAAGAAAAGTTGTATCAACAAGATATCATATGGAAATCGGTGTGTTCTTCTCTTCGTTGGGAATTTATTCCAACCGTATAATATGGTAGTCAAGATCCCTCTTCGACGAGACGGATACCTCAGTAGACAGGGTTACGTCAGAGTGAAAACGAAATCAAAATTGGCGCGACATCGCGCTCTCATGCGCGTAATTCGTGCAGGTGAACCACCTCTCAGTCTTTTCAGACGTCTTAACGTACTCATGATACTTTTTAAAAATAAAGATCCGAAGTTATCTAAACTTTTTAAAGAGGATAGAGATTGGATAAGAAGTAAATTTATAAGATGATATTTATCGACCGCATTTTAAGACATATAATGAAAGACCATCTATTACCTAGGTACTGTTACGCAAAAAAGGTAGACTTCTTTTGTAAATCACAACACTGCGACTGCAAAATTTGGTGCAAAAAACCACCCAATGGCGGAATTCCCGCGTATCAGGAAGTTTATCTACCTAAGTCAAATAAGATTTTACAAATTTCCAATCATGGAAGAAGAACAAGCCCTACTCGCTCTGTATGATCTGGAAAGTCATGTACTTCCTCATCTTCAAAATATAGAACAAAGTGACCCAGCCGTGCGATACTGTATGGAACAGGCTAAATTTCATCTAGACGCAGCTCGGGATCTTTTGTCAGGAGCGGTTCTAGATCCCCGGACACACTACGATGATGCGCTAGAATTTTACCGAATTCTGAAGAGAGTTCTTCCTCTGATGGTCCTATTTCGATCTTTCGAACCTCCACTTCCCGATCACAATACGGAGGAAAATTTATCAGATACGCAACTCTCAGACCAGTCAGACGCAGATAATTTCGAGCTTGAATCTCACACTGTTCATTAAGTGCTTTGACAACTTTTAACTCCAAGACTGTGCGTCCGTTTATGACAATATCAGCTCTTACCTCACCTACGACATGACCTTTGTAATACACTAAAATATTTCGTTCCGACTCGTAATTCATTTTAAGATCTCTTAGATACACCTCTATCGCGTTGTGATATACTCTCTCACTGTACCCGGGGCCCAGTTCAGAATATATCTCCTTAGCCATATCTTCTATGTGTAAGGTCATTTACTTGTCAACGTAAAATTTCTCTATATATGTTAAGATGGTTAATGTTAACATGCCACAGGCTGGACCCCGAAGAGCGAGGCGTATGGGACGAGGTTCGGGTGAAAATTCCATCATGAACAAAGAAAGTGTTTTAGGTAAGCGTAAAAACTCTGACAGTAACAGCAACAACAACCAAGCGAGAGGATACCGAAAGCGTGAAGTTAATTTACCAAACATCGTAGTTGGGAGGGGTATGGGGTGTGGATATGCTGGCATTCCGCGGTATATGAAAAGAGCGAAGGAGCGTTTCGATAATGCGAGTGTCGTGTCTGCCTTTTTAGACTATACCATAGCCACGAACCAATACGGTATCATAAAAAATATCGACACGATCGTTAAACGTCACGGTACACCAAACACATCTTCTAGGATTTCCATCTCTAATCAGGTGTACTTTTTCATGATAGGTATGCGAAGTCCGGGTAACGCTCATGCTGTAAGTGTCTTGGTCGATCCAGGTGTTTACGCACCGGGATTTAGGATGTGGGTCTTTGACCCTCATGGTGAAATGTCGAGAGATTCTATATGGGGTAGCACCATGCGTACGAAAGTGGTACCCATAATCAAAGATTTATGGGGTGTGAGAAATAATGGCAATAACAGATCGGTTCGTTATTATAACGGACCCAATTTACAAGCGAACAATAATAGAGGTGTGTGTACCACATTCTACGTGACATTCATGGATTACATACCCGCACTCGTAGCCGGTCAAAATATAAACGGGATAACTCGTTTCGCAGCGCAGAATTCCACGGAGAGAAGGAAGTACTTCCTTGATTTCCCTCTAAATGTTCAAGGTTTAGTCGTAGCTAAAAATAAAACAAAATAACTTCTATGTGAGTAATAAATAGGAGATGAGCCTTTGTGCGTATCATCCACGTATGTACATAAAAATACCACGAAAGGTAATTGACGATTTAAAAAGAATAAGTGACATGTCTACAAAAAGAAAGTGGGAATACGCGGGAGGTGTCGACTTTGCCTTTGACAAAAATAAATTTACATTTACGGATCCTACATTTGTAACATCTAAACGTAAAAATCGAGTCACCATAGATCACGTTAAACTCGTGTGGCCATCTCTTTTGGCTTTTCATACGCACCCATCTATTAGTCAACCTAAGACGCATGATTTAGAAACATATGAAATTTTCACAACTCTTCCGAGTGACGCGGATTTTGAAGCGTTTATTAAGGGCTACCCTGGTATGCAAACTAACATAATATGTGATGCGCATGGATACTACTTAATAGATGTCATCGGGTCCGCAGAAAAATTTGCGTTACCTTTACCTGAATCGGTCGCGCGTGAGATGAAACTCGTCCGTGAGAGACCGTTTTTATGTGATCGCGTGTTTGGTGAAGATGGTCTCGAATATCACCAAACAACGTTGAGTGACTGGAAACACTTTATTAATTACGAATTAAATTATAGATTAAACAAACTATTCGGTATATCTATACGATACTTTGGATATAATGATGACACCCCTTCTATAATTATTGATCCTCGTAGTATCGATGCATAGCATCCTCGAGTTCATCTACTTCGTACCACGCGAAGTGACATTCTTTTGTCGTTTCATCTTCGGTGCATATTTCTTGAGCTTCTCGTATTGCTTCTCTAAAACGTAGGCGAAGTCTCAAATTATCCAATCTTTTTGGTTTTGGTTCGATGAATCCAGAACTGTCTCGATTATAAATATCCTTCAAAACGTTTTGACGTGTCTTGGCTAATCTGTATTTGTAGGAATCGTTTGATGAATACGCGAAACAGTTCATTTACTATACGAACGTATTTAATTTTTAATCAAAATACAAATTTATTTTACCATCATAGTCACTGTACGTATCAAATATAAATCCCAGATTTTGCATCGTCTTTATCCATGTATTTGCTATGGTATTTTTTGTGTCTACACTCTCGGGTCTTGGTAAATTAACTTGTTCTATGTTCTTACCATTCTTGTACATGACTGTTACCTTTTCACCAACATCATATGTCTTTTTAGTATCAAATGTAGTTTGAATTATTTCATTCTTATCGTTTCGTACAACTTTATACACATGACATTCAATCCTTCTTTTGTCGTAGCGTAAAGTGTAAATTTTTAGTATACCGTCTTCCAGATCCCAACCTATGCCATAGTATTTATAGCCCGGTGCTCGTATCATATCATGTATACCAACATGTCGTAACAACCGAGTAACACAAACTTCTATATTTTTTTCAACAGATCCAAGATTAACTCTCGTCAAATTCGTCTTACCACTGTCTTTTTCGATAGACATACTAAAGCTGTACGGAGAAATGTTATACGTGTTTTTAAATTCTCTACTGCGATCGTAGTTTTTTACGATAAAGTTAACGTATCGTCTTTCTTCTGTAGAAATTCTATCATGGAAAGGGTATACGTAATCGTTGTACAGACCGTATGCATCTGATAACCAGTTATCTCTTCTTGAGGACAACAAACAACCCAGAAGTAGTAGAAGTATGAGATACATCTTATGTAATAATTTTATAATTAAAAATGTAAAACTATCACAGGTATGTGGTTTATTTTAATCATTCTACTATGTATCTACGTATTAGTGAATATAGACTTTGATAGTTCTGTGAAAACGTATAACAGAGAATATTCTAAATTATATGATACCATATGGAATGACGAAAATCGTTACAAGGCGGAAGTAAAGTATATATTATTGAACGTGGGTGAAAAGCAATTAGATTCTATATTGGATATTGGATGTGGTACGGGTAATCATATTAAATTTTGGAAGGAAACGTGTCCCAGCTCTATCATAACTGGAATGGATATATCTTTCAGTCAATTAGCCAAACTTCGT